CAAATTCGAAAGTGACCGGTGAACATCTGAACTTACGTTCAGAACATCTGAACATATCTGACCATAAGGTCAGCACAAGTGTTCAGCACACTGACCACTTGAAGTTCAGAACTTCAAGTTACAAATAACTTGATTAAAGTATACCGTTGAACACCAACGAGTCTACTTCAACTTGTGCTAAATCAAATTTACACTTGATTAAAGTATAAGCACATGTAACCACGGGGGGGTAATAATGGGCGCAGCCGCGCCCCGGCCTACGGCCGCCCCCCCCGTGGTAGTCACAACACAATTTGCTCAGCGACAGCCAAGCAAGCCCGGAGCACCTCCGCTACGCGTCGGTGACTTCTAAAAAACATCAAGACTTTCGCGGCGCCGCGCCGCGGCCTCTTTATTCAACAAGCGCATGTTCGTCGAATGCAAGACGGAGTGTCCTCGCTGCAACTTCCCGCACAACCTCAAGACGTGCGAATGCCCAGTATGCCGTTACGAAGCAGAGGATGGGTCTTCACCATCAACAATTACGGACCAACCGACCTCGCAAGACTCCGACAGCTCAACTGCAAGTACATCGTATACGGATTCGAGCGAGGAGAACGAGGAACACCTCACCTACAAGGATTCGTGCACTTCTCAAACGCACGACCAAGACGAGCCGTCTCACATGACCTGGGAAGAGCTTACGTCGCTCCTCAAAAAGGAACTTGCGAGCAGGCAATCGAGTACTGCAAAAAAGACGGAGACTTCATCGAACGCGGAACTGCACCTCGAGGTCCAAAGGAAAAGACCAAGCCCGCAACCGAGGCTTGGAGAAACATCAATGAAGCTGCCAAGGCTGGAAACTTCTCCTGGATCGAAGACAAGTATCCCAAGATCTGGATCATCCACAACACCAACCTCCGTCAACTCTACAAACCAGCAACTCAACCGATCGACGGAGAACTCGAACACGAGTGGTGGGTGGGTCCTACTGGAACCGGAAAATCCAGAACAGTCTGGGAACTGTACCCAGACCACTACCAGAAATCTCTGAACAAGTGGTGGGACGGCTACGTCGATCAAGAATATGTCGTGATCGAAGAATGGTCGCCGAAGAACGAAGTATCTGGCAGCCAGCTCAAGGTCTGGGCTGACCGGTATCCGTTTCCGGGACAGATCAAAGGGGGAACGCTGCAAAAGATACGTCCGAAGAAAATCATCGTGTTGAGCAACTACACGATTGGGGAGTGCTTCACCGACCCACAAGATCGTGAACCTCTCTATCGTCGCTTCAAGACGTTCATGTTCCCGGACGACCTGCAGAAGATCAAAGACAACGTTCCACCGACCACGCCAGACAACAGCGAAGCCATCGAGGTCCCAGACCTCTCGGACTTGTACACGTTGCAGGTAGACACCAGCGAGTCGTCGTTGGGTGAAGACGACGACATGCCGCCATTACCGGAGCGTTTACAACGACAGCTCGCAGAAGATGAAGACATCATGGCCTACTTGAACAGCATTGTCTAGGAGTGTGCTCCTAGTACGGTCGTGAGCATCGATATTGACAGTACATGGAAAAATTAAGAATGACTCGCGCGTTCCACAAACACTCTCGCCAACATGATATATGAACACGTTTTCTGCCATAAAACCGTAAGTTAATTTTTTATTCTGTGTGATACAGTTTCGTCGGTCCCTAGGCACTACACTTCGTTTCGCTTACTGGGTCCCACCTCCTGCAAATGTATGCACAAAGAAAAAAAACAAACCTAGGTTTTAGGGAAGAAAAACGCAACCCTATACCATCGTTGAAGCTCGGATGTTCATTTCACTCTCTCTCCTCATTCTGATTTTTTCCAAGTACTGGCAACATGGCTCAGCGTCACTCACCGTACCAGCGTCGCGACAACTCCCAGCGCCAACGTCTGTACCAAGCGGCAATGGATATCTTCACCCGCGAGACAATCGAGGAAAACCACCGGCTGGCGGACATGATCGCCGATCTCCAAGACCGCAACCACCAACTCGGCGAGCGTCTCACCCATGCAACGAATGACGCCATCGAGGGTCATCTGGACGCAGAGGTCTGGCGCCGTATGCACATCGCGCAGTCGGAGGAATACCGCCGTCTCTGCATCCTCTACCGCAGGATCGTCTCCGAGAACCCTGACGTCATGGAAGAGTACGAAGACGAGTACCACAACATTGTGGACGGAGCCTGGCAACTCCACGCAAACGAGGTAATTGACCTCACCAACGAAGATTAACTCTTCAATACACGTACATTTTGCATCAATTACCCATTGTATCTATCTCCATCTCATAATACTCCGGCAGCTCCCTAAAAGCTCGCTTATTCGCCAAAATCTCCGCTCGCATACGCTTACGCATCCGAACAGTTTCGCGAATAGAAGCCATGTCCTGCATAGCAGTAGTCTTCTTCTTCAAACTCCCATGTTGCTGATAATACACGGTATCATCACCTAATGTTGCAAGGCAAGCCGGTTAGGATTGTTATTCACACCACCAATCCCACCGGTGCCAAGAACACGCTGGGCGCCATATGCAAGTGCGGTATTAAATGCATAAGCGCCAGCTCTTTGCAACAGCGGGACGCCAATCTCATTAAATGCGCGCTCACCTGCAGCATTAGCGCCCTGAGCAAGAGCTTCCGCACCACGAGCAATATAGCTCTCCTGCTCAGCTTCCGTATGAAACGGTTCCGTAGAAGTTTGAAGCGAAGAAACAGCACTGATAACACCAGGAACATTGGGAGCAGCCTGCGAACCAACGATCGCAGCATCATACCGCGGAATACCTTCCGACAGTAGAAGATGCTCGAACGAAAGAACACTGGAAGAAGTAGGAACTCCTTCCGTGACAACAATAATCGTCGCCCACGAATAATCCGTCTGAAAGAACGGACCTTGATTCGAAGCTCCAACATCACCCTGCACATCCGAATAACGGAATGCAGTGTCATCCAGCCATTTATTAATGACCGTAAGCGGACTCTGCGTCAAACTCGCAAGCGTAACCCGCTTATAAAATTGCAATCCCGACATATTGGCAATAGTGGTAGGGAATGTCCAAGCATTCTGCTTGTACACACTCTCATTGGCAAGACCAATGTGAACAAAACCACTTGCCGATGTCGGAGCAATCGGACAAGAAATCCGAACAGCATGCGCAACAGGACGCAGCAATTCGAACGCAGCAGCAACAGCTGTACGTTTAGCACGATTCGCGGCATTGGCGGAGTAATTAGCTCCCCAACTCAACGAAGCTCCTGGCGTAGCAGTAACTGTGCCAAACGTATACATGGGTCTAAACGCCATACCGTTTAGATCCGTAGCTGTAGCAGTGGAAGTCAGAGATACAATATCAGTATCCGCATTCGCAATACTAGGCATAGTATTGGAATCCGGAATCTTGGCTCCGAATGCTTGAACATCAAACGGATCCAACTGCGCGAAGGCAAACTTCGCGACAGGACTCATCTCAGTAGGACACTTGCAAGGGTCCTTCTTCGTACGACGACGCGTCACTCGACGCTTACGTCGCACTGACACCCTAGGAGCACTGACATACTGAACTCGCGTATAGCTCGGACGACGGTAACCACCGCGTCGACTATAGCGCCTAGTACGTCCATATGCCATGGCTCCTTCACTTACTCTTTACCCTGCAAATTCGAAAGTGACCGGTGAACATCTGAACTTACGTTCAGAACATCTGAACATATCTGACCATAAGGTCAGCACAAGTGTTCAGCACACTGACCACTTGAAGTTCAGAACTTCAAGTTA